GTTTAAATTATCATACCCGTTCCTACAATCCCTTTCTCGTGGGTTTAAGAACTTAATGCCTTGGCGGTATAATAACCAGTTGGAAGTATCGAAGAAATTAGATCCTTCTTTCTTAGTTCCTGGAACACCATTTACAACTATCACTGTAAATAAAACATTCAGAACTGCCGCGCATTACGATGCGGGTGATTTGACTACTGGGTTGAGTAATCTACTGGTTCTTTCAAACAACGGTAACTATTCCGGCGGGTATCTTATTGCTCCAGAATATCGGGTTGCTGTTAATGTAAGACCAGGTGATCTGTTGCTCATTAACAACCATGAAGTTATGCATGGCAATACTCCTATCGTTTTACTCGATGAAGAAGCTGAGCGTATTAGCCTAGTTGTTTACTTTAGAGAAAAGATGTTAGAACTAGGAAGTAAAGAATATGAACAAACTCGGTACGAATTCGTTGAAGAGCGCAGGCTAAACAAAGAACACAAGGGGCACGTTGGTCGTGCTTTGTGGAATGGTGTGGGTGCTGGCATGTGGGAATCTGAAGAGTGGTATGAGTATTGCTCTAAGGCTATCGGTGTTGATGAGATGCATAAGTATCACCCAGAAGCAATTAAGGCTAATTCGCTTGAGGACTTTTTCTAATGTGTTCAGTTATTGGTGCTGTAATTAAAGACTTCAATGAACATCATGCTGGATTACTTCACCGTGTGTTCCTTGAATCACGTATTCGGGGGATGCACGCCACTGGATTATCATATGTAAAGAATGGTATGATCTATACCGATAAGCTACCAGTGTCAGCAACTAGATTCCCATTTCATTTTATGGAGTATGTTAATGAGGATGGGAATCTATACCTAGTTGGTCACTGTAGGTACAGCACCTCTGATCTTGAGTATAATCAACCTATTGACAATGACGCAATTTCAGTAGTACACAATGGAGTGATTACTCAGGAACTTCCCGAGAACTGGGAAAGTAAGTATGGGTATGATTGCGATACTAAGAATGATACTGAGTTGATTTTAAAATCATTGGAAGATTCAAAGTCACCACTTGAGCATTGGGCTGACTCATCCCTTGCTGTTTGTGAGTTATATTCTAACAAGTCAATAAGATTTTATCGCAATGGTAAGCGACCAATTTATTTTACTTTGATCAATGGAGGAACTATAATTACCTCTACAGAGGATATTGCTTCTCGCGCTGGTATGTGTGATACCGCTGAGGTTCCGCATAATACATATCTCACGGTAGATGAGAGAAACGTAATGACCATTGAGCGGGTAGATATAAACAATAAAGACTTACAACAGGTTGAATATGAAACAATACGAATCTAATAAATTTACATATGGCATGGAAATAGAGTGGGGAGACGTTCCTCGCTATTTTTCAATTCCAGATCATCTGGGTACATGGGAATATTCTGAGCGGGATATCATTAACCTAAGATATCCATATCAATACGTTTGTGCGGATCCGCTTGGACAAACTCCCCCAGTTGGTGGTGAGATTAACACCAAGCCCACTAGAACTTGGATGGAGCAGGTGGATAGGTATTTTGAATTACAGAAACTCTTTGAGGATAATGGTACACCACCAACGGTTTGCGCCACCACACATACCCACATACATTGTCGGGTTCCTGGGCTTCGGGATGATATTGATGCGTTGAAACGGTTGACTAAGTACATTAAAGAAAATCAAACCAAGGCCATTGATTACGTCTACGGGTTCTATGATCATCCAGAGATGAGGGGTGCCAAGGGCACTAAGATGTATCTCAAGTTTGATGGTGGTCGACCTATCCCAGATTACATGACGGATAATATTATCAACCTATCAACTGATTTTAATTCGTTTATTAAAATGCATGCTGCCGGAAAAGATGGCGTATCCATGGGTCGTCCCTTTAGATTCGCAATTAACATGTATGCGTTAAAGCATATTGATACAATTGAGTTTCGATTGTTCCGTGGTACATTGAAGCGTAATGAAGTTGAGTCATGTTTTCGATTCGTTCAGGACTTCCTAGACGCAGCCCTTAATAATGGGTCAAGTGTGGAAGATCTGATTTCAGAAAACAATTATACCTTCCCTCCGATGATATGGAGTTTGCCTCAATTCAAGGGTTGGGAAACTACAAAGCATCCAGAAGGTCGTGGAGAAAAGGTAAGGACTTATGTTGAACTTAGCTAATTGTTTCCGTAGTGATTTTGTCGCGGCAATATCCTCTGATAAGGGTGATAACTTTGCCCGTACCTTTGTATCCAAGGCAGATATGCAAGATCAGTGGAATGATTGCTGGGGGTTGTTTAATGGTAACGGTGAGTTAATGGCAGCCATTATCACTACCATGTCCAAGCGTAAACCCGTTGTGGCTAACCTTCAACTGCTTCATACCTTTGTTAAACACAGGGGTCAGGGTGCCGCTAAATTGCTTTGCGAGCATTCATTGCGTCATGTGAAAAGACATAGAGCGGAATATTTCAGGGTGTCCTCGGAGGTTAGTGCCGTTGGATTCTATGAAAAGATTGGTTTCAAATTTTGGGGTAAGCAAAAGAGCGGGTGTCAGTTGTCAATCTTTCGTATTGATGGTGATACCTTTGCTAGTGGTGACTACGATTATCATGATCATATAATCAATAACGCAATTCATAAAAAGGGTAAGGGTGGTTGTGTTGAAATATTTGATATCTCAACAAAACAAAAATTTGATCTACAAGACATTTCATAGTATAATAGTATTATGAATCATAGAGAAAATCCAAGAGAGTCTTTCATCCGTTGGTACGCATGGTCGCTTCAGTATAATGATTGCGACCCAGCGGTGTGGGCAACGAATTATTTGAATAAGCGGTATGAGCATAATGATGAACAGCGATTGTGGTTATGCTGGCTCTACGGTAATACCTATCATCTACCCACGGCATGGGTTCTAATGAATGAGTTCCCTGACTTTGAATTAGCCACGGTTGATAGAATTGAGCAGTGGAACACGGAAAACTATAAACGATTAAGATATCAAACGGATACCAAGTGGAACAAGGGGCATCTTCCGGAGATGTTTGCTTCATATAAAAAGTTTATTGGAAACCGAACACAACGCGAAGCATTGGAGAGTTATTATGGATCGTGTCAAGAAACAAATTTTAATGGAGTGTGGGAAGGCGTTAAGTCTAGCCTTCATAAGTTTGGGCGCTACTCCACTTGGTTTTATCTTCAGCATCTTAAACATACTGGTGGTATCAATATCAACCCTACTTCTCTCATGCTGGCTGATTATGATGGCTCTCGCTCTCATCGTAATGGATTGGTTCTTGCCCTTGGCAAACCTAACGATTATGATAGAAAATTCAATGCAATGGAGTACGAGAATCTTGAGAGAGAAGCTAGTTCAATCATTCAGGAAACTAAAGAAAGGTTTCCGAATCTTGTAAATCAAATTGACTTCTTCACAATGGAAACCTGCCTATGTTCTTTCAAGAAAATCTTTCGCGAGCACCATGGGCGGTATCTAGGGTATTATCTGGATCGACAGGCAGAGGAAATTATTCAATGCGAAAAAGATAAATGGTATGGCATTGAATGGGAAGTTCTTTGGGATGCCCGTAAAGAAACCATTGATCCAAGGTTAGATAATAAACTTGGAATCAACAAAGGTAAGTTTAAGACCTTCGTCAATTCAGGTAAAATTGAAATGATGGATTGGATGTTTAATGATGAGCAACAAGTCAATACTGGATTAGAGGATTTTTTATGAAAAAGATTATTGCTGTTGGTGGAGTGCCTGGTACGGGTAAGACTACCTTGTTTCGTGAATTTATGAAGTCCCATGAATGGGAAAAATGCGAACCAGTTAAGTTAGTGAACGCTTTGTATTGTAAAGAACTAGACACTTACATTCTTGGTAAGTATGAGGCGGGTGAAGTATTTGCCGGCACTGATCGCCTGAGTATGGCAGTCCAACCAGCGGCTCAGGAGTTTATCTTCTCCACTACCTCAAATGTAATGTTTGAGGGCGATAGGCTTACCAATGGTAAATTCTATGATTTCATTCTAGAGATTAAAGATGCATCAGTCAATATCATTATCCTAACAGCAGTTCAGAATATCCTAACCGAGCGGTATGAAGATCGTGGCTCTGATCAATCGGAAACGTTCCTGAAGGGTAGAGATACTAAGATTGGAAATATCCTATCCAATTTTGATTACATGGACTACACCAAAATATTCTTAAATGAAACTCTAGAAGATCAGGCTGTGGTATTAGATTACATTAAAGGTATATTTGAGGAAAGTTGATATACCTAAATAGTTTATCTTACATTGATAGACTATCATGGCAAAACAATATTTCCAAGGTAAAGCTGGGTTTGATATGGTGGTTAAAAAGAAACCATCATTCAAACCCGTTTTCGTTAAATT